TGAGGGCAAAGCACCTGAAGAGAGAAAGGAAAAAGTCTTTAAAGGATTCGCAGAAGGTAGATCTAAGTAATGTACGAGCAAAGTTTAGTTAAGGTTATAGAGCCTATAAAAAAAACTACAATTAGTAGACTTAATAAATCTAAAAAATGGAAATATGGATATAATAAAGAACACGATATTATCGTTATATCAAAAACTGGTAGAATCGGTGAAATACTTGAGATACAAAATTTGCGAATTGCGTTGCCAAAACGACCAGTGCAATTGCAAGCACACAAGCTAAATAAGTGGGTAAAACAAGAACAACCAAAAGAATTATCAAGACTTAAAAATATATTTGACTGGAGAGCATACCCAGAAGAACAAAAAGACAAATGGTTTGATTATATAGACAAAGAGTTTAAACGTAGAGAAGAAGGCTTTTGGTTTATAAACAATAACAAACCAACATACATAACAGGTGCGCACTATATGTATTTACAATGGAGCAAAATAGATGTAGGTGCACCAGACTTTAGAGAAGCTAATAGATTATTTTATATATTCTGGGAGGCTTGCAAAGCAGATAAACGATGTTATGGTATGTGTTATCTTAAAAATCGTCGTAGTGGTTTTAGCTTTATGTCATCTGCTGAAACAGTTAATTTAGCTACATTAGCGAGTGATAGTAGATTTGGTATACTTTCTAAAACAGGTGCTGATGCTAAAAAAATGTTTACAGACAAAGTAGTACCAATTAGTATTAATTACCCGTTTTTCTTTAAACCAATACAAGATGGTATGGACAGGCCAAAATCAGAGCTTGCGTATAGAGTGCCAGCTAGTAAGTTTACAAGAAAAAAGATAACAGCTAACGAACAAGTTGAACACTTAGAAGGTTTAGATACAACTATTGACTGGAAAAATACAGGTGATAATAGTTACGATGGTGAAAAGCTAAACTTGCTAGTACACGATGAAAGCGGTAAGTGGGAAAGACCTGACAACATATTAAATAACTGGCGAGTAACAAAAACATGTTTACGATTAGGTAGTAGAATAGTTGGTAAATGTATGATGGGCTCGACCTCAAACTCATTAGATAAAGGTGGAGACAATTTTAAAAAATTATATAACGCATCCAATGTCACTAAGAGAAATAGAAATGGCCAAACAAAGTCTGGTTTATACTCTTTGTTTATCCCAATGGAATGGAACTACGAAGGATTTATTGACGAGTACGGAGTTCCAGTATTTACTACACCTGACACAGATGTCTTCGCCCCAGACGGTGAACTAATAGATATAGGCGTAATAGATAATTGGCAAAACGAAGCTGATGGTTTAAAAGATGATCAAGATGCTTTAAATGAATTTTATCGTCAGTTTCCACGTACTGAAGAACACGCGTTTAGAGATGAAACAAAAAATAGTATATTTAACTTAGTGAAAATATACGAACAAATAGATTATAACGAAGAGTTGTCAAACAGTATAGGTATAACTCAAGGTAATTTTCAATGGGTTAATGGTATAAAAGATACACAAGTTATATTTTATCCAGATCCAAAAGGTAGATTTAAAATTAGTTGGGTTCCACCTCAACAATTACAAAACAGAGTGGTACTTAAAAACGGTATTAAATATCCTGGTAATGAGCATATGGGTGCGTTTGGATGTGACTCATATGATATATCCGGGACCGTAGATGGTGAAGGTTCAAAAGGAGCACTTCACGGACTTACTAAGTTCAGCATGGAGGACGCTCCTGCTAATAGCTTCTTTTTAGAATACTTATCAAGACCACCTACGGCTGAAATATTTTTTGAAGACGTGTTAATGGCTTTGGTATTTTATAGTATGCCTTTGTTAGCAGAAAATAATAAACCTAGATTATTATACTATTTAAGGCGTAGAGGTTACAGAGGTTTTAGTATGAACAGGCCAGATAAAGTTTGGAATAAATTATCTGTTGCTGAAAAAGAAATAGGTGGTATACCAAACTCTAGTGAAGACATAAAGCAAGCTCATGCAGCAGCTATTGAAATGTATATACAAGATCATGTAGGTATGAAACAAGACGGTTCGTTTGGAAACTTGTATTTTAACAGTTTGTTAAACGATTGGGCTAAGTTTGATATAAATAAAAGAACTAAATTTGACGCTACTATAAGTAGTGGTTTAGCAATAATGGCAAATAACAAACATTTATACGCGCCTAACGCTAAAATAGAAAAACAGAAGTTAAATATAAATATTGCTAGATATAAAAATACTGGTAATAATTCACAAATAATAAAATAAATATGGCATATTCTAGTAGTTATTTTCCTAATCAAACAGTAAGTGATGCTGAAAAATTAAGCTATGATTACGGTTTAAAAATAGCAAAAGCTATAGAAGCAGAGTGGTTTTCTAATGACGCTAGTAGAAATTATAATAGTAGATATAGAAATAACTATAATGACTTTCACTCGTTAAGACTTTATGCTAGAGGTGAACAAGGTATACAAAAATATAAAGATGAGTTATCTATTAATGGTGATCTGTCTTATTTAAATTTAGACTGGACACCTGTACCTATAATACCTAAGTTTGTAGATATATTGGTAAATGGTATGACTCAAAGAATGTATGATGTAAAAGCTTATTCTCAATCACCTAACGGTGTTGAAAAAAGAACTAATTATATGGAGTCTTTATTATCAGATATGAAGCTTAAAGAGTTTGATGAATTAACAGCTGAAAAATTTGGTATTAATACTAGAAAAACTTCAACAGACATAGCTTTGCCTGAGTCTACAGAAGAGCTTCAAGTACATATGCAACTTAACTATAAACAGTCTGTAGAGTTAGCAGAAGAACAAGCTATAACAACTTTGTTTGAAGGTAATAACTATGATTTAATACAAAAAAGATTTTATTATGATTTAGCAGTATTAGGCATAGGTGCTGTTAAAACTGATTTTAATACTTCAGAAGGTGTAACTATAAAATATGTTGATCCAGCAGACTTAGTTTATTCTCATACTGATTCACCTTATTTTGACGATATATATTATGTTGGTGAAGTCAAAGATATACCTATAAATGAACTAGCTAAACAGTTTCCTTTTTTAGAGCAAGAAGAATTACAAGATATAGTTGAAAACAAATCTTATCATAAAACATCAGGAAGAGACAAATATAGCTACGATAGAAAAGATAACAATACAATACAAGTTTTATATTTTAACTATAAAACTTATATGAACGAAGTGTATAAAATAAAAGAAACAGGTAGTGGTGCAGAAAAAATAATACCTAAAGATGATCAGTTTAACCCGCCAGAAAACATGGAAGGTGGTTTTAGTAAACTATTAAGATCTATAGAAGTTTTATATGAAGGTGCGTTAATATTAGGTACAGAAAGATTACTTAAATGGGAAATGGCTAAAAACATGATGAGGCCAAAAAGTAATTTTACAAAAGTAAAAATGAATTACGCTATAGTAGCTCCTCGTATGTATAACGGTCGTATTGACTCTATAGTAAAACGAGTAACAGGTTTTGCTGATATGATACAGCTTACACATTTAAAACTACAACAAGTAATGTCACGTATGATACCTGATGGTGTTTATTTAGATGCAGATGGTTTAGCTGAAATAGATTTAGGTAATGGTACAAACTATAATCCACAAGAAGCTTTAAATATGTTCTTCCAAACAGGTAGTGTTATTGGTAGATCATTTACACAAGATGGAGATATGAATCCTGGTAAAGTACCTATTAAAGAAATAACTAGTGGTAGTGGTGGTAATAAAATGCAAGCTCTAATAGCAAACTATAATTACTACCTACAAATGATAAGAGATACTACCGGTCTTAATGAAGCTAGAGACGGTAGCATGCCAGACAAAAACGCTTTGGTTGGCGTACAAAAACTAGCCGCAGCAAATAGTAACACAGCTACAAGACACATACTACAAAGTGGTTTGTTTTTAACATCAGAAATAGCAGAGTTACTATCACTTAGAATATCTGACATTATAGAATACTCACCAACAAAAGAAGCTTTTATAGAAACTTTAGGTAGTCATAATGTCGCTACGCTAGAAGAAATGTCTAATTTACATTTGTATGATTTTGGTATATTTATAGAGCTACAACCAGACGAAGAAGAAAAAGCAAAGCTTGAAAATAATATTCAAATGGCTATACAACAAAAAAGTATAGATTTAGAAGATGCTATTGATATACGTGAAATTAAAAATTTAAAACTAGCTAATCAAGTTTTAAAAATACGTAGAAAGAAAAAACAAGAGCGAGATAGACAAATGCAATTGCAAAATATACAAGCTCAAACTGAATCTAATGCAAAGGCAGCACAAGCTTCAGCTCAAGTAGAAGTACAAAAAGAACAAGCTTTAATGCAATCTAAAATACAGCTAGAACAAACAAAAGCGCAGCTTGATGCTCAAAAAATGCAACTAGAAATAAATGCTAAAAAAGAATTAATGCAATTAGAGTTTCAGTACAACATGGCTATTAGAGGTGCTGAATCAAACAACTTAAAACAAAGAGAAAAAGAAAAAGAAGATCGTAAAGACGAAAGAACAAAAATACAAGCTACACAACAAAGTGAAATGATAGAACAAAGAAAATCAGGTAAACCACCTAAAAACTTTGAGTCTGCAGGTAATGATATATTAAGTGGTAGCTTTGATTTAGGAGCATTTAATCCTAAATAAATTTATTAATTATTATTATATTATATTATGGAAGAAAAAAATGAAAACGTAGTTGAAGAAACTACACAAGAAAACGTTACTAAAGTTAAAGTTGAAGAACCAAAACAAGATGATAACGTTATAAAAGTAAATTTAGATAAACCAGTAAAAAAACAAGAAGATGCCACTGAGAAGCAAAGCACAGATGAGGTACCTGTTCGCGACGGATCCGAAGCTAGCGAAAAAGTTCGTGAAGAAAACGAAAAAAAGCCTGAAGAGTCTACCGAACAAAGTGAAGAGAAAAAAGAAGAAATAGTACTAGAAGAAATAACTGAAGATTCAACTAAAGAAGAAGTTGCAGAAGTAGAAGAAAAAGTTGAAGAAGCTGTTGCTGAGGCTCAAGCTACTGGTAAACCACTACCAGAAAATATTCAAAAGTTAATTGACTTTATGGATGAAACTGGTGGTGATATAAACGATTACGTAAAGCTTAATCAAGATTATAGCAAGTTAAATGATAACGATGTTGTGTTTGAATATTATAGACAAACAAAACCTCATTTAACTAATGATGAAATAACCTTCTTAATGGAAGATACTTTTAAAGTAGATGAAGAAGAAGACACTGATAGAGAAATACGAAGAAAAAAACTAGCGTTTAAAGAGCAAGTTGCCAGCGCTAGAAGCCACTTGGACGGGCAAAAGTCCAAATACTATGAAGAAATTAAAGCTGGGTCAAAGTTGACTCCGGAACAACAAAAGGCTGTTAATTTTTTTAATAGATACAATAAGCAATCAGAAGAGAATAAAAAAGTGATTGATAACAATACTAAAATATTTGAACAAAAAACTAATAATTTATTTAACGACAAGTTCAAGGGTTTTGAATATAACGTTGGTGATAAAAAATTTAGATTTAATGTTAAAGATGTTAATAGTACAAAGCAAAATCAAAGCAATATAAATAATTTTATGGCAAAGTTTGTCGATAAAAATTCTGCTTTAACAGATGCAAGAGGTTATCATAAAGCTTTATATACAGCTATGAACGCTGACGCTATTGCAAAACATTTTTATGAACAAGGTAAAGCTGATGCTATGAAATCAAGCGTTGCTAAAGCTAAAAATATTGATATGAATCCAAGACAAGCTCATGGAGAGGTTAATGTTGGCGGTGTAAAAGTAAAAGTGTTAGGTGATACATCTTCTGATTTTAAGTTCAAAATTAAAAACAATAAATAACAATTTAAAATTACAAAATTATGGCAATTTCAAATCCTGGTGGTTTGTTAAATAGCGTGCCTGCTCAAAGACAGCAAGCGTTATCTTCAAACTATCTAGACTTTACCGGTGGTGCAAACGACTGGGCACAACAATACCTGCCAGACTTGATGGAAAAAGAAGCTGAGGTTTTTGGACCTCGTACAATTTCTGGTTTCCTATCACAAGTTGGTGCAGAAGAGGCTATGACTGCTGATCAAGTAGTATGGTCTGAACAAGGTAGATTACACTTATCTTATAAAGGTAAAGTATCTGCTGCATCAAGTGGACTTAATTCAAGTTCACAAATATTAATTCAAGCTGATATTGACGGAGCTGATTCTGATAACTCAGGTATTTCTAATGGACATACTGGCGAGGTTAGACATGGTATTAGACCAAACGATACTATTATCATTGCTGATACAACTAACAATATAGTTAAAGCAGTTGTTACAAAAGTAAACGGTGATACTATTGATGTTTCTCCTTATGGTGCAGACACTTTAAGTACTACATCAAATCAAACTACTACAATTTTAGTTTATGGCTCTGAGTTTTCAAAAGGAGTTACATATACTAACGAAGCTGGTACAGGTTCTTCTGATTCAAGAAAAGCTATTGAACCAAGGTTTAAATCTTTTACTAATAAGCCTATTATTATGAAAGATTACTACGAAGTTTCTGGTTCTGATGCTTCAAGAATTGGTTGGGTAGAAGTTTCTGCTGAAAATGGACAATCAGGTTACTTATGGTATTTAAAAGCTGAAGCTGATACAAGAGCTCGTTTTGCTGATTATATTGAAATGGCAATGCTAGAGTCTGAGTTATCTGCTGCTGATGGTTCTAATACTTTACTTGACGCTAATACAACTATTTTAAGCCACACTGGTGCTTACGGTACTGAAGGTTTATTTGCTGCTATTGAGTCAAGAGGTAATGTAACTACTGGTGTTACTGGTGTTAACGCTGCTACTGATTTAGCTGAGTTTGATGCAATACTTGCTGAGTTTGATAAACAAGGTGCTATTGAAGAGTACATGATGTTTGTTAACAGATCAACTAGCTTAGCTATTGATGATATGTTAGCTTCAATGAACTCTTACGGAGCTGGTGGTACATCTTACGGTGTATTTAACAACTCTGAAGATATGGCATTAAATTTAGGTTTCACTGGTTTCAGAAGAGGTTCTTATGACTTCTACAAGTCTGATTTTAGATACTTAAATGACAAAGCTACAAGAGGTGGTATTAACGATGCTGATGCTGCTAATGCTATTAGAGGTGTCATGATTCCTGCTGGTACTTCTTCAGTTTATGATCAAACTGTAGGCGCTAGTATGAAGAGACCTTTCTTACACGTAAGATTTAGAGCTTCACAAACTGATGACCGAAGAATGAAAACTTGGGTTACTGGTTCTGTTGGTGCTACTACATCTGCGTTAGATGCTATGCAATTACACTTCTTAACTGAAAGATGTTTAGTTACTCAAGGTGCTAATAACTTTATGTTAATGAAGTAAATCATTATTAAGTCGAGGCTTAGGCCTCGGCTTTTTTACTAATTTTATTATATATTATATTATGGCAAAAAAACAAAAAACAGAAAAGGTAGAGGTACCTGTTGTTGAAACACCAGTTGTTGAAACACCAAAACCTAAAAAAGTTGAACCTAAAAAACCTGAGTGGGAAATAAAAGATAGAATTTACTATTTAAAATCAAATAGAAAACCAATATCTTATAGTATGAAAAGCTCTGGTATATATTATTTTGACGAAAAACAAGGTTACGAAAGAGAATTAAAGTATTGCGAAAATCAAATAACTTGTTTTGTTGATGAAATGAAAGGTGATCAAAGACTAGCTCACATAATTTTTAGAGATGGTAGCTTATTTGTACCAAAAGAAAAAACAGTTTTACAAAAACTTTTATCTTTATATCATCCACATAGAAATAAATTGTTTTATGAGTTTGTTCCTGATGCCGTTGCTGAAGATGAAATAGAAATATTAGAACTTGAAGCAGATGCAATATTATTAGCTAGAGATATGGATATTGATATGGCAGAGGCTATTATGCGTGTAGAGCAAGGTTCTAGTGTATCTAACTTAAGTTCTAAAGAATTAAAAAGAGATTTACTAGTATTTGCTCGTAATAATCCTGCTTTGCTTTTAGAATTAGCTTCTGATGACAATGTTCAACTTAGAAACTTTGGTATTAAAGCCGTGGAGCTTGGTATTATTAAATTATCTTCTGATCAAAGAAACTTTTTATGGGGTTCTAATGAAAGAAAAATAATGACAGTACCATTTGACGAGCATCCATACACTGCTTTAGCACATTGGTTTAAAACTGATGAAGGTATGGAAATATATCAAAATATAGAAAAAAGATTAAATTAATCAAACTGTAGAGCGGTCGCTCTTCGGGGCGATCGTAACTACAAAATAAATTATTATGATAAGTGTAAACGAAGTATATCAAACAGTATTAGCAATAGCCAACAAAGAGCAAAGAGGCTATATAACACCACAAGAATTTAATTTGTTTGCAAACCAAGCACAACAGTCTATATTTGAGCAGTATTTTTATGATTTAGATGTTGCAAAAAGATTACCTTTTAATAATGATTATAGTAGTAAGGTTAATTTAATAGAAGATAAAATATATCCTTTTAAATTTTCTACACAAGTAAATGACGGTGATTTTTTAAATAATTTATCGAATTTTTATAGGTTAGCTGAGGTGTATGTGAAAGGAGCAAATACTGGTGAAGGAACTGTTGTAGAAGAAGTAGATGCTTTTGATGTTATAAGAACACAAAATTCTCCACTAACAAAAGCAACGTCAGAAAGACCTATATATTATATAGAGTCTGGTCAAATAAAATTTATACCAGAAAATGAAGACTATCAAGCTTATATTATCACTAGACCTAATAGAGTTAATTGGACTTACGTTGTAGTAAATGACAAGCCTTTATACAATCCCAATTCTAGTAGCCACAATGATTTTAGTCTTGTAAGATCAGAACAACATAAATTAGTTGTTAAAATATTACAATTGTCTGGAGTGTTATTAAAAGATAATGCTTTAGTGCAAGCAGCAACATCTGAAGAAGTTAAAAATATTCAATTAGAAAAACAATAATAAATGGCGTTACTAAACACTACACAAAGAGAATATTACGAAGGTTCTGATTATGGTAACTATCAGTTTACTTCATTAAAAGATATAATAAATCAATTTATGGTTGTTTATGTTGGCGAAGGTAAAGCAATACAAAAAGCAACTAGATTAGATGTTGCTTTTCATGCTCAAAGAGCAATGCAAGAATTATCTTTTGATACTTTTAAGTCTGTAAAATCACAAGAAATAGAGTTACCACCTAGCTTAACCATGATACTACCACAAGATTATGTTAATTACGTTAAGTTAACATTTAGCGATAGCGCTGGTATAGAACACATATTATATCCTACTAGTAAAACTTCTAACCCATTTGCGATACTTCAAGAAGATGATGGTACTTATGATTTTACTTATAAATCTTCAACGTTAGTTAAAAATAGTGATTATGCAGATGCTAGTGACATATCAACAGGCTCAACTACTTCTTGGAGAAAAAACGCTCCTGTTGGAAACGATAAAATAGGTATTGTTAGCCAGCAATTAGAGTTTGAGCATAACAGTAATTCTCCTATACAAGGAACTAATACTAAAACAAGTAGAGCATATGCTGTTTGGCAAGAAGTAGATGTTGCTACAGTAGATTTTTTAGATTTATCAGCTAAAGGTATTTCTGCTGCTTCAGGTACTGGCAAAGGTGTAGGTACTATAAGGGTTGGTATAAGTACGTTTGGCTTTCCACGTTATAATCCTGATATAACAAATCCTAATAAATCAGATGGTAGAAATAATGAAGATCAAATATTTGATGTGTTTACAGAAGATGGTAGTAGAGCTTTGTTAATTTTTAATGATGGTTTAGCAACACAATCAACAAAGGAAATAATTAACGTAGATGTTCGTGGGTTAAACACTGTGTTTGTTTTAATAACAAGTTTTATAGAAAATTTTACAAATACAAGTGCAGATCCTAGTAAAAATAAAATAGACGATGTAATTATATCTTGTGATGCTATATCAGATAAATTACAAACAGAAGGAGATTCTAACACTTGGAATAATTTTAAAGCACACAAGCCTGCTGAAAACAATATAAATGATTATCAAGACTATGAAAATCATATATACTGGCCTAACGAAGGTGAAAGATATGGTTTAGATCCACAACACGCTCAAGTTAATGGTAGTTTCTATATAGACGAACTAAAAGGTTTAATACATTTTTCTTCTTCGTTAGCTGGTAAAACAATTATATTAAAATATATTAGTGACGGTTTAGGTACAGAAGAAGAAATGAAAGTACATAAGTTTGCTGAAGAAGCTATGTACAGAAGTATATCTTACGCTATAATATCTGCGTCTTCTTATGGTCAGAATTTAGCACGTAGATTTAAAAGAGAAAAATTTGCCGCTGTTAGGCAAGCAAAACTTAGATTATCTAATATTAAATTAGAAGAAATTACTCAAATATTTAGAGGTAAATCTAAACAAATAAAACATTAATTAAATGCCAGAGATTAAAAATACTTTTTTAAAAGGTCGTATGAACAAAGACCTTGACGAAAGGTTAATACCTAATGGAGAATATAGAGATGCTCTTAATATTACTGTATCTACTTCAGAAGATTCTGATGTCGGTGCTGCACAAACTTTACTTGGTAATGTTAGAATTGAAGATATTATACCAACTGACTTTATTTGTGTAGGTAGTATAGCTAATGAAAAAAATAATAGATTATATTGGTTTATTAAAAATCAAGCAACAGGTGTTGACGCTATAATAGAACACGAAACAAGTTTAGCTGGTCGTGATAGTTTTAATAATATTGTATTTGTAGATCGTTTTGCTAACACTGATAATCCTGTCCTTAGGTTTCCTTCTAGAATTATAACTGGTATAAACATAATTGATGATTTACTTTTTTGGACAGACGGAGAAGGTGAGCCTAAAAAAATAAATATAAACAACTGTAAAAGAGGTACTGTTCAAGATGCAATTGCTTTAACACAACCAATACATACTAGACTATTTGTGTTAAACGATGACTTAGGTGATATTCAAGAAGAAGATATAACTGTAATAAAAAAGAAGCCTACTAACGCGCCAATAGCTATACCTAGATTTACAAAGCTTGATCAAGCTGTTTATAATACTAAAACTTCTCTTTTTGAAAAAGTATTTTCTAGATTTGCTTTTAGATATAAATATCAAGACAATGAGTATTCTGCGTTTGGTCCTTTTTCAAACGTTGTTTTTAATCCTGAGTACGTTTCAAATCCACATAAAACAAGTTCAAGCGATGGTTTTGTTAACTACGATAACAATAATAGTTATAGTATAAAAGAACCTTTTAACGCAACAATGGTAAATAAAATAGATACTATTGATATATATAATTTTGTTGCTGCTGATATACCAAGAGGTGTAATTGAAATAGAAATATTATATAAACAAGAAAACTCTCCTGTTATTTATTCTATAGCTACACTTAATAAAAAAGATACAGAAGGTTACTGGGATTTAAGCGGTTTTAACGAAGGTAGTAGTGTTTCGAGTTCTGAGTACAGAGGTAAATATACTATAGTTACAGAAAATATTTATGCTGCTTTACCAGAAAATCAATTTATCAGAGTTTTTGATACTGTACCAAAAAAAGCTCTAGCTCAAGAAATAACTGGTAATAGACTAGTTTATGCTAATTATACACAGGGTTATGACGTAGATGTTAATTCTATACAAATAGTAGCAGATTATGAAACTAGAATAAACAATACAACTTTTGATTTTTCTCCACAAAGATCTTTAAAGTCATTAAGAAATTATCAAGTAGGTGTAGTTTTTGGAGATGAACATGGTAGAGAAACGCCTGTATTTACATATTCTGAAGCTGCTGTTTCAATACCTTGGCAAAATGGATCTGGTGATTATAATGCTAGTAGTAGTTTAAGTTTAAAAGCACAAATAACATCAGACTATCCTAGTTTTGCTAGTTATTTTAAATTTTATATAAAAGAAACTTCTACAGAGTATTATAATCTTATAATGGATAAAGCTTATATACCTACGTCGCAAGACGATCAAGATAGAAGCATAGCGCCAGATCACATTTGGATTTCTTTCTTTTCTTCAGATAGAAGTAAAATAGATATAGAAGATCATTTAATATTGAAAAAAATATTAAACGATTCTATAGATGGTCAAGAAACAAACAATAATAAATTTAAAATAATTGATATTGTAAATGAAGCTCCAGAATCTATATCTTATGAGTTTCATGATTTAGCTGGTATTTCCAACGATACGGGTAACTTAACTTCTATATTAGACGAATCTGATTTTAGTATTATAGACGAAACAGATACGTTAGTAGTAGATTATTCTAATTTTCACAACCTAACTGTTGGAGCAGGCGGTATTCTTGGTCCTAGAGAAGGTTTTGAAGATGAAAAAACAGCTAATACTCAAGATATGTTTGTGTCTTGGTATAAACTTAATTCAGATGGATCAAAAGAATATTCAAAAGATTATAGAGTAAGATCTATATTTACAACCGATACTACTAGCTATAGAATTAAGCTACAAAAGAAAATAACAAGCGATGACGCTACTTTAGCTGATAATGGTAGTGGTGTTATTGATTCTAATATTATTTTTAATGTTTTTAGAAAACAAAAAAAAGAATTAGATCAATTTTCAGGTAGATTTTTTGTTAAAATAATATTTGATTACGTTGTTAATGGCGTTAGAGATATTATTGAAGATATAACACAGAACTATAGATCTGTTGCTTCTGCTAAAATGAAATATTGGTTAAACGAAGTTGATAACACAAATAGAGACGAAAAAAATAAAATAGTTAACGTAAGTCCTTCTGCTACATCGTATGATAGCGCCGCAGATGCTACTATAAACGGGCAAGTATTACATACTGGTATAACAGATACTCAAGCAAAATGGAACGCTTTATATCTTCATGTTACTTCTGGTGGTACTACTGACGCGTTTTTTATTGATAATATGTATTTTGCTGCTGGTCAAGCTAGAATGAGTCAAAGATATGCTAGATATGCTCAAGATGTTATCATCGGTCAATCTGTTGGTGGTTATGGAAGTTTTTACACTTATCCAGAGTGGACAAATACTTTGTCTACCCCAGTGTCTACTAATCATTGGTTTTTAACAAACTTGCCATTCTCTAGTAATAATTATGGTGATGATGTGAGTTATAATTATTTTGATTATGTTAAAGTAG